TCAACAAGGCCGTCAATTTCATCATAGTCCGAATTGTAAATATTCTTTCCGGGTGTCATCAGTAAGCCTCCTCAGGGTTCCAACATTCATCAAACAAGTCTACCCCCACAACCTCCATCCAGTCAAGAGGGTGTGAGCCAATATCGTCGCAAGGTTCCACAATACCTTCAGCCTCAAGAGCAGCAATCAGTAGTGTGGTGTTGATCTCGTCCATTTTCAATTCTCCGTGGTTGTTGCGTGTCATGCCCGAATTATACTCCTTAGATCGTCCAAGTCAACCCCTAATCTTGAGATTTTTCCAAAATTGTGTCCAGATAAATTTCATTCTGCGTAACCACATAGCCGTACTCACATTGGGGGGTATAAATCCCAAAATAAACCTTGCCGTTATCGTATCCTTCAAAACCAACGAACATTCCAAAAATCGTGTAGAGCGTCATCATCTTTCATTCTCCGTGGGTTATCCTTGCCAATACTTTATATATCGACAATCCACCCCAGATACTTTACAGGAAAATAAAAATTTTGGGCTTGATTTTGGCTGGCTATATCCATATAATCGAACCGCCCAGTTTGGGTGGTACAACCCCCCATAGGTAGGGTTGAGCGCCCGCTCACTTTTTGGTGAACACTAGTCTAGTAAACATAATAGTAAATGTTATATGATAACATACGGCCAGTATCCAACCATACTCATCAAGCCAAGGCCCCTCATCAATCAACGGTCTCATTCTGGCAACCTTCCTTCAACAATTCCACCGTGCAGATCCAACTCATGCCGAACCAGATGAACAGGAACATACGGATATACCGTGTCCGTGTATTCTTCATCCTTTGGATAACCCTTACCACACTGGGCGGCTTCCGAGTATTCCTTGAATCTCCAACTCTGTGGAACCTCGCTAGGGTATCCACACTCTACATGCGAGTATGGGCCGTGGTCGCTTCGTGGTGTGCAGTATGCACTCTCACGAGCCTGAACGCTGATTGAAAATCCATCCTTGCAAACGATTCGTGGGTTGTGTGCTTTCATTTTTGTTCTCCTTACTTTCTATATCGGAATTCTACCATAGCAAACTTGAATGTCAAGAGAAAAATCCGAAAAAATTTTGATACCCCACCAGTGAGGGGTTGAGCGAGCGCCCATCCCCACCAAAGAGGGGGGCTATTCCTTACCCCAATCTTTCCATGAATATTACCACAACACACACCATAAGAAACAGTATAACGGCCAGGCCGTCATTGTTAAGTTTACTTTTCATTTTCATACCTCACAAATAATCTTGCGACACTTGATTTTCTTAGCAGTAGGAAACTTTTCCTCTACTCTAAGCACAGCATCCATCTTGGTTTCATACTTGGTTCCAAGTTTCCATTGCCAAGTCTTACCGTCCATGCTGAACGATATCGACCAACCCATAAAGATATGCTCATGGCGTTCTTGACCCCACATATCATATCGACCATAACTACCATACCTACTCATAATCAACTCTCTCTTTCTTTCTTACTTACTTTCCAAGTCTACCAAATTTTTCCTGCCGTGTCAACCCCCCTAGTTGGGGTCAGTTCAATTTTCTACAACGTCAACCAACTCACCAGTCTGAGCGTCGATAATTTCGATATCTCGAATAACGTCCCAACCGATGAAAGTCGCAAAAACATAGTTGAGAACATCAGCATAGTTGCGAAATTCTGAGGTGTAGTGAGTCGAACCGTCGAAACCTTTTGCAATTGCTTTGAACATCTTTTTCTCCTTTTCTTTCTCTCTTACTTCTTATATCGGCATTTTACCCTATGGAACTTTAGTTGTCAAGCAAAAAAATCGAGAAAATAAAAATTTTTTTTGGCACGGTATTTGCTGGCTGTCTTCATAGTTTGACCGGCTAGTTTAGCCGGTACAATTGTACACCCCCACCAGCGAGGGGTGGGCTCGCGCCCATACCCCCAATGGGGGATCAACTCCACCCAGTGCCACCCCTGATCGCCCGTTCAGTTTCCCAAGCGTATTCCTTCTCCAGCCAATCGGCATGGCGAAGCCGTCGCAACTTCTCACGCACGGCCGAGCGTACCATATGGGCGACTAGCCTATACTTGGCGTGGGTGTACGTTTGAGCATTTTCGCACAAGTCTTTCCCACCTTCCCGGATCCAAGCGTCAAGTTCTCGCGTTGTCATTTTTTCGTAGGTTGTCATTCTATCATTCTCCAAAGGGTGACGATTCACTTTCACTGAGTCTAGCATATTGAGCAGCCAATGCAACCACTCTTTCAGGGGAGCCGGGCTTTCCTACCTTTTCAATCATGTGGTCATTCCCGCCTACTAGTCTCTTATCGACCGACCGACGGTTAGCCTTTACAATTTTCCTCAATTCTTTCCGGTTGAACTTGTGAACCGTTCCATCCTGCTCAATACCTTTCCAGACTAGGGTACACTGATTCCAAGCGTCAGCGAGAATCGGGTATCGTTGCATGAGTTTTTCCGTATTCATTGTGGTTTTCCTTATAGGGTGAGATAGAGAGCGGCGAACCCGCAGAACAGTATAGCAAACGAAACAGCAACGGTCAAGATAATCATTCCCAATTCCTTTCTCGCAAACGCTGAACGCTCTGAGCAGCACGGATGCCCAACGCAACCGATAGCAAGTCAGATTTTCGACGATAGGTAGGCAGCCTACGCTCTGCTACTTCAATCCACACTGAAAGTAGTTGATCGTCCATTTTGTGGAAGTAGTTCTGATAGTCAACGTAACGTGGTGAAATTTCAATCGTTTTCATTTTCTTTCTCTCTTTCTTTCTTACCAAAGTCTACCAAAAGTTTTTGTGTTTGTCAATCCCCCCTACTAGGGGGCCTAGCCCGGTGGTTGGGGTGAGACTAGCACCCCTCCTCCGGGTGCCACTCGGTGGTGGGGATGTCTTTGTGGGTCATGCTGCGGTGAAAGTTGATATTGTAACCTTCCCGCTGAACCTTAGCCCCGCTGGACTGGATCCAGTTTTCAACGTCCGACTTGCGACAAGTCTTTACAACTGTCCCCTCTGTTGGGTGGATGAAAACCAGAACTAGCAGATCGAATTTTTCGGGCTTGACACCGTGAAACTTGAACCGTGCGGGACTGCCGTGCATGACACTAGACTTGACTTCAACACGGACTAGGCGACCCCCCACGTAGAGGGATATGTCGTGACTGTTATCGTCACCGACCCAGTCAGCCTGCAGGCCATGCTGCAGCATTGTCTGAAATACCAGATTCTCGCAAGCCACCCCACTTTTGGGGTAGTGGTAGAGCATATAGGCTTCGTGGTTCTTTTGGGGGGTGTAGAGCGTTGGCCCAGCTTTTGCGTCGATAGTGGCGATAGCGTCGGCAATTTGTTGAGTGTTGAACATTTTTCGTTTCCTATGGTAGTGGTTGTCGTTGTCTTTAAAGTATATCGGCAGTTTTTGGGATTGTCAAGAGTTTTTTTTCAGATTTTTTCCTACCCCCCACAAATGGGGGTGGCAGGATATTCCTCGGTCAGCACTTCACAATGCTCGCCGCAATCGTGGCAGATGCCATGTTCAACGTGGGCATCGTCAAGATATGCACCGCAGCAATCCGAAACGTAAACGGTCACAATTTCAAGATTCATTTTTCTACCCTCTTGGTTGTTGTTGTTGTTGTTGTTGTTTTCCATGCCAGTATATAATGCAATCGGTGTGCCATTCGGAAAAAAATTTTTGAGCCTATAAAAATAGGGTTTTTTGTATCGTATCCCCCATTGGTAGGTGTAGCATTTTGCATCGTTTTTTGCATTTTGCAATGCATTTTGCTGCACCCCTCAGAGTAGGGGTAGAATCGAACACGCTTACCCCCAAAAAGAGGGGGTGGTTCGACCGTAGTAGATTAGATGGAACACACCCCCCATCGGAAGGGTGAGCCCAAGCTTACCCCCACAATAGGGGGTGGGTTTTTTTGTTCTCCCTCGCTAGGGGGGATAACCCCCCAAAAGCGGGGGGGCATGCAAACACAACAAGCACCCTCAAAACAATTTAACCGTTTTTCTAATATTACGAATCCTGTTTTTTCTTGGGCCTGCCTCTTTTTTTAACCGTTTTCATGGCTCTGCGTTGCTGTCGAATCATGTTGTCTGTTATATTTTCTCCGCTTAGGGCGCTCATTCTTGCTGCTATATATTTGTCGCTGAAAGATTCAAAATGATCCAGGATAAATTGCTTCTCTGCCCTACTCCACTTTTTATAATTAGCCATTTTAATGACCCTTTTTTTGACATACAGTGTATTAACTTTAGTATAGTACTAAAGTAACATATTTTTGCAAGGAGAAACCATGACTAAATCGGTTAATTCCCAACTATCCGTCAAAGCGTGTGCTAGTTTGGATGTTTCAAAAGACCTAGAAAAACCAGAAGGAAAATCCGTAGCAGAACTATTAGATGAGCAAAAAAAAGAAGAACAAAAAGAAACTGATTAACGGAGTAGACGAGGAAGCCTTCCTTTCTGCTCTAGATAATATAACAAAAAGACTAGGTAACAAATTTAAATTTGGTTATCATACCTATGAGGATATGAAACAACAAGCCGCCATCTTTGCTATAGAAGGATTAGACAAATACGACAGTAGCAGACCTTTAGAAAATTTCCTATGGACCCACGTAAGAAATAGACTTTTTAATTATAAACGAGATAATTATCAAAGGCCCGACAAACCTTGCCTAACATGCCCGTTTTATGATAAGCATTATTCTAAATCTAACAATCAATGTACAGAGTTTAGCAATATTGAAGAATGTAGTTTATATACTAGCTGGGCCTCTAGAAATATAGCCAAAAAGAATATTATGAAACCTGTAAGTATTAACGACCTAGACTTTAATATTACAGACAGCAAAAGCCCCACAGAACATCAAGCTCTTAAAAAACAAATATTTGAACTTATAGAGCAAAAATTGCCCACAAAATTTCGTGAAACGTATTTAAGATTCAAGCATGGAGAAAAAATCCCCAAGCAACAACAAGAAAATCTAGTACAAGCTATACAACAAATACTAAAGGGCATCAAAGAAGATGACTAAAATCAACAAAAAGCGTGGCCAGCTATCTTTAGAAGAGCAAAAATATATCCAGGAAAATTTTAAAACTTTAAGTATAGCAGATATATCCCGCAATTTAAACCGTACTCCTGCCCCAATTAAAAGATATATAGAAGATGCCCGCCTAGAATATCTAGCAGATCCCGAAGGCTACGAATCTCTAAAAATAAAACTACACAGTAAAAACTTCTGGACTGAAATTAAACGACAATTTGATGAAGCCAGCGGCGAATTAGAATATTTTGAAAATACCTGGATCAATCTAGTCAAACAATTTAGAGAAGACGTCTTGCCTGCTGAAGAACTACAAATCAAACAATTTATCACCATAGACATTCTTATTAATCGATCTATGAAAGAGCGCAAACGCCACATTACAGATACCGAAAAACTACAATCCCAAGTAGATAAAGAATATGCAAAAAATGAAGAAGACCGGGATATCCCCAAATTAGCTAACCTAGAAACCCAATTAAGTTTTGCCCGAAATAGTATTGCTAATTATACAAACGAGTACACTAAACTGCTTAATGAACAACAAAAGATCAGCAAGGACCTAAAAGCCACCAGAGAACAAAGAATCAAAAGAATAGAGGACGGGAAAAGTAGTTGGGTGGGGCTTATACGAATGCTCGAGGACGAGGAGATAAGAGAAAAACAAGGGCGAGAAATGGAAATTTTACGTATGGCCACAGATAAGTCTAGAGAAAACTTGACAGAGTATCATACTTATGAAGATAATAAAGTAGATAAACCCTTTTTACTACCAGAAGATGTTTAGAAATTATCAAGACGCGCAATACAAGCAATGGAGACAGAAAATAAAGGCATTAGACAAATATACCTGTCAATGGCCAGGATGTCAGGCCAAAAAGAAATTGCAAGTTCACCACATTAAGAAATGGAGCGAATTTCCAGGGTTAAGATATCATATTAATAACGGTATTACTTTATGTCGTGAACATCACGGGTTTATTCAACACAACGAGGACTCTTACGCCGAAACCTTTTTTAAAATCATTAGTCATAATAGGAGCAAAACATGATTATTGAAAAACCAGTCACCTTGACCAGATACAGATTATTAGATCCCAAAGGTAACGAAATTCCTGAGGCTACTATAGAGATGGATAAAATAGAGATAGAGTTTAGAATCTCTGAGCAGTCAGGAGCCTTTGCGGTTATTAAAAACATACCTAGAGCTATGCCTATGATTATTGGCGCTCAGTTTGATACATTCAAAAAAGAACCTCCAGAAAAACAGCAGCAAATCCTAGAAGAAATGATGACAAAACTACTAGGAGACAAACATCAAGAGGTTCTACAAAGCTTCATGCCACGCACTCTAGATAGTGATCCTAATGGTCCTGGCACAATATTGTCAGGTATGCTGAGTGCTGTTGGTATCAAAAGTACACCCAATTGCAGTTGCAGACGCAGAGCCATTGCTATGAATGCTAATGGTCCAGAATGGTGTGAAGAAAATCTAGGTACTATACTAGAATGGCTAAGAGAAGAAGCGGGCAGAAGGAAACTACCTTTTGTGCAATCTGTAGCTAAAATGATAGTAAAAAAAGCTATTAGCAAATCTAAAAGGTTGTTGGCTAAACAGCAGCAAAAAGCATGACAGATACTTTTCCTAATATTATCGTAGATACCAGAGAACAGCAACCATGGGAATTTCCTACACACACTATTTCTGTAGCAAAGCTAGATACAGGTGATTACTCCTTGTCTGGGCTAGAAGAAAAATTGTGTATAGAAAGAAAAAAGACCGTGGGGGAATTTGCCAATAATATTATTGAAAAACGTTATAACGATTGGGTTACTAGAATGTCAGAATATCAATACAAGTTTCTGTTGTTAGAGTTTTCGCTGTCTGATGTTTATAGTTTCCCAAGAAACTCTGGAATACCAAAATATTTGTGGAACAAAACAAGGATTAGTCCTAAGTTTTTACTTAAGAAACTAACTGAACTAGAGGTTATTTATGGTATCCATGTTTTGTTTTGTGATTCCTCTACTACAGCAGCAAAGTTTGCTGAGTCACTAATGTATAAGGTATATTCGCATGAGCAATCTTGATGATGCCTGGTTAGGTCTTGGTGATTTATCTAAACTCACTATCACCTCCAACCCGATGATAAAAAGGAATAAGTATAGCATAGAACATCCTGATTATCATCTTTTAAAAATCATTAAGGATCCACACTATCTAGGTTCTACATGCAAGCTATTGTTTGGTATTGAATTGCACCCTATACAAGTCGCTATATTACAAGAATTCTGGATACGACCATTCCCAATGTTTATTGCGAGCCGAGGATTCGGTAAATCTTTTCTCATGAGTTTATATTGTATCCTGAAGTGTATTCTAGTTCCTGGCACAAAAATAGTTGTAGTTGGTGCCGCTTTCAGACAGAGTAAAATTATCTTTGAATACATGGAAAACATCTGGAGAAATAGCCCAATATTACGCAGTATATTTAGTGGTAATGACGATGGCCCCAGAAGAGATGTTGACCGATGCACTCTTAGACTAGGCGACAGCTGGGCTATTGCCATTCCTATGGGTGATGGCTCAAAAATTAGAGGTCTTAGAGCACATATTATTATTGCAGATGAATTTGCTTCTATATCACCAGACATATATGAAACTGTTGTTGCAGGTTTCGCAGCAGTTAGTGCTACTCCTATTGAAAATGTTAAAGCAGAAGCTAAAAAACAAGCTATGAAAGATCTTGGGATATGGAATGAAGAATTGGAATCTCTTACCAAAAAGATGGGTAACCAAGCTATTATTAGTGGTACTGCGGACTATGGATTTAGACACTTTGCTCAATACTGGAAAAGATACAAAGCGATTATAGAAAGTGGTGGGGAGAAAAATAAACTCGAAGATATTTTTGGTAATGAAATACCAGAAAACTTTAACTGGAAAGACTATAGTGTTATTAGAGTTCCTTATGAGCTTATTCCAAAAGGTTTCATGGATGATAAACAAGTTGCTAGAGCAAAAGCCACGATACACACTGGTATATACAATATGGAATACGCCGCGTGTTTCATTGACGATAGTGAAGGATTTTTTAGACGTAGTCTAATAGAAAGTTGTGTAGTTAACGACAATAAGCCTATAATACATGACCAATCGACAGTCTTATTTGATGCAATGACCAAAGGTAACCCTAACGCCAAATACGTCTATGGAATTGATCCTGCTTCAGAGCAAGATAATTTTAGTATAGTTGTGCTTGAATTACATCCTACACACAACAGAGTAGTCTATGTTTGGACCACTAATAGAAAAAATTTCAAAGAACGACAAAAGATCGGTTTGGCATCTGAGCACGATTTTTATGGATTCTGTGCTAGAAAAATAAGAAATTTGATGAAAATATTTCCTTGCGAACGTATAGGATTAGATGCTCAAGGTGGAGGTATAGCTATCGAGGAAGCTTTGCATGATCCTAAAAGATTAGAAAAAGGAGAACATTTGATATGGCCTATTGTAGATTTTGATAAGAAAAAAAGTAAAGATACAGATGCACAGCCTGGCTTACACATATTGGAATTAGTTCAGTTTGCTAAGGCAGATTGGACAGCTCAAGCAAATCACGGCCTTAGAAAAGATATGGAAGATAAAAAATTACTATTTCCTAGATTCGATAATTTTTCTCTTGGTCTAGCCATGGAGAAAGAAAGCCAAAATATTATGGAGTCTGATCTTAATCCCTTATACGATAGTTTAAGCGAATGTATTTTAGAGATAGAAGAACTTAAAAGCGAACTAACCACTATTGTGATGACTCAAACTAGCACAGGGGCTGGAGCAAGAGACCGATGGGATACTCCAGAAGTTAAACTTAGCGGTGGCAAAAAGGGCAGACTAAGAAAAGATAGATATAGCTCTTTAGTTATAGCAAACATGATCGCTAGACAGATGACCAACATTATTGCACCTATACACTACGAGGTTATCGGAGGTAACGCTAGCGACGTAGGCAAGGTCAAAGGCGATATGTATAAGGGTCCAGATTGGTTCACATCAGCAGCTAATGAAGATATTTATACAGGAATTTACAGATAGTGTGTATATAACTTGTAATGGTATTGCAATACAATTATAATTACATATGACAAAAAAATATCCTAAAAGCGAAGTTATCAAAGATGCCAGCCCTATTATGCCAGAAGAAGCATACGTTTTCTGGGATGATAATCCAAATACAAAAATAGAAGCACAAAAAGCTTCTGCTGGCGCCCTAGACGAATACACACTAGTAAACAAAGCTACAGCCCACGGTAGATACAGAACAGATTATTCTAATCTAGACACCAATACATCTGGCCGACCAGGACTAACCAGATCAGATTATGACTATTTTAGACCAGACGAAGCTATACCAAAGCACCTTAAAAACATCATGTTTAAGGCTGATGATATTTATCAGAGGGTGGGTTTGGTGAAAAATGTCATAGATTTAATGGGCGATTTTGCCACTCAAGGAATTAGGATTGTTCATCGTAATAAAAGAATCGAAAGATTTTATCGCAGATGGTTTCAAAAAATCGAAGGTAAAGACAGAAGTGAAAGATTCGTTAATAATCTGTATAAAACCGGTAATGTGATAGTTAATCGTCAGACAGGTAAACTGACGCTAAAAGCTACACAGAATATGTTTAAAGCAACTGCTGAAGCAGACATAAATATTACCACAGAAAAAGCGGTACCTAAACGAGAAATTCCCTGGAAATATACATTTATTAATCCTATTTACGTTGATGTAGCAGCTGGTGCTTTGTCTTCTTTTGTGACATCAAAACAGTATGAGTTGGTATTGCCAGCCAATCTTCGAAAAATGATTAATGCCCCCAAGAATGAAGCTGAAGCTCAAATTGTTGCGCAGCTTCCTGATTCTATTATTGAAGCGGCAAAAAGCAAGAAAAAATATCCACTGGATCCTAATAAAACTTTGGTTTTCCATTACAAGAAAGATGATTGGCAAAGCTGGGCATATCCCATGATCTATGCTATAATGGATGATATCACAGTTATCGAGAAACTCAAGTTAGCAGATATGGCTGCACTAGACGGCGCTATTTCAAATATTAGAATTTTTAAGCTTGGTAATCTTGAACATAAGATTGCTCCCACAAGAGCTGCTACGTCTAAACTAGCACAAATTTTAGGTAATAATGTTGGTGGTGGCACAATGGATCTAGTTTGGGGTCCTGATATAGAGCTTATAGAAAGCAGAACCAATGTGCATCAGTTTCTTGGAGAAGGCAAATATACTCCTCATCTCAATAGTGTTTATGCGGGACTAGGTATTCCTCCTACATTAACAGGTACTTTCGGAGCAGCTGGAACAACAAATAATTTCATCAGTCTCAAGACACTAACACAGAGACTACAATACGGACGAGATGTATTAGTTAGCTTTTGGGAAAAAGAAATTGAATTAGTACAAAAAGCAATGGGTTTTAAATATCCAGCTAAAATAGAATTTGATAGAATGGACTTAAGCAATGAAGAAGCTGAAAAGTCCTTACTAATACAATTAGCTGACCGAAACATTGTGAGCGATGAAATGGTTAGAGCAAGATTCGGCTTTGATCCAGATATGGAAAAACTAAGAGTTAATAGTGAATTTAAAGATCATAATGACCCCAAGAAGCCATCAAAGGTTAGTCCTTTCCATGATGCCAATTTTGAAAATAATGTCAAAAAAATCGGTTTACAACTTGGTATGTTAACACCTAGTGAGATTGGAGTACCCTTACTAGATAAAGACCCTAAACAAAAAAACCTACTACAGCTTAAGAGTCAATATGAAAAACCAAAAGGTCCGCCACAGTCATCCAATACTCCAGGGCAACCAGGTCAAGGTAGACCATTAAACAAAAAAGACGAAGAGAAACGCAAAGACAAGCAATTTGCACCTCAGACAGGAGCTAGTTTATCTATATGGGCTACTAAAGCACAAGAAACTATTTCCGATATCATCAACCCAATTATGCTTGATTTTTATCAAAAGAAAAACCTGAGAAGCCTATCAAATCTAGAAGCTAAAGAACTAGAAGAGACAAAAACCAAAATTCTTTTTAACGTAAAACCTTTTGCTAACATAGACCAAGACTATATAGAGAACATACTAGTTAATATTAATACTAAAGCTAATTCTCAACTTATGTCTTACTATAAACAGTGGCAAGGTTCTATACAACAAGATCTTTCCTACACAATGTCATTAGATGAACAAAAACAAGCTAAGGCATCTTTCTATTCTATGGTGTATACAGTCCTACACACATAAAAGGTGAATTATGAAAATATATAAACAAGAAATTTCGGACGGTATTGAGGCTTTGATTAGCAGTCAAGCTACTGTTGCTTATGCTACCTTAGCAGAGCCTTGTTCTGATAAATCCGAATTAGATTTTGATAAAATCAAAAGTGTAGCATCGTTAGAAGATAAAGATTTGTACTATGTGCAGTCTATACTAGTTAGTTCTAGCTGGAATAAAAATGATGACATTTTTGATAAAGCAGAAATATGGAAAGCTAAAAATACACCAGAAGATAAGCCTACCAATCTAGAACATGATGAGAGCCTAATTATCGGACATATCACATCAAATTATCCTATTGACGATAACGGACAACTTATTCCTATTGATACCCAGATAGAGGATTTACCAGAAAAATATCATATCTTAACTGGATCCGTAATATATAAAGGGTTTTCTAATCCAGAACTACAAGAAAGAGCCTCCAAGCTTATTGCTGAAATAGAAGAAGGCACTAAGTATGTTAGCATGGAATGCTATTTTAATAATTTCGACTATGGCCTCAGAGACGAAAATACAGGAGAGTTTAAAGTTTTAGCAAGAGCAGAAGATACAGCATACTTAACCAAGCATTTAAGAGCTTATGGTGGTACTGGCCAACATGA